TAGTAACTTAATCTTTGCCCAAGCCCTTGCCCTTGAAATGTATAGCTGAGGCACTAAAGCCTTTAATCATGGGAGCATTGCATAACTGGCATGGCACTATTGGTCTACTGTCGAATCCATGAGTAACTTCTTGAGATAGATTGCAGGATTGGCATCGGTAGTCATAGGTTGGCAAGTTAAGCATCTCCTGATCATGTATGACCCACATCCAGAACATCGGTCTATGTCTGCCTCTGTGGGTTGATTGTCTAAGTGACCGTATTTTAATATGAGTAGTGGCAATAGATCAGCTAGTCGGATGATGGCGCAATACTCAGCAGCATCTTCTCCCTGTCCATTTAGCCGTATGACTCCGAATCCCAATTCCCCCGAAGTGGATGTCCGAGCCTTTAGTTGCTTCAAGTATGCAAGCGGTTGAAATCCAGCGCGAGCTTTGACTTCAACATCGAATGGCACATTGATAACATCCTTGCCACTACCCCTTCCCACACACGCGCCTGTCCACCAAGTCGATAGGTACTCGGCTACTACGCGTTCTGTGCGGAAACCTCTATGTTTCCTTGCTTGACTAGCCATTAACTGTGTTGCATTTACGACACTGCCAAGTACCTGCTACCACTTCACCATCGACAATTCTAGCTGTGACGATGATGTCATGTGCCTCTGTTGGCTCATTGCATAGCTGACAATTAACTGTAGTTATGAATGGAATGTCATTTAGATCCGTCCATTCGCCATCTTTGTCAATGTTATAGACTTCTACATAACCCATTATACTCTCGCTTTCTGAGGATGCCATTTACCATCACTGCCTATGTTGTACCAGATAGGTGAACAATCAGATTTAATGCCACCAACGTTCATTTGCATGCACTGATAGCCACCCCATGCCCTGCCATTTTTCTCACCTTCACGCCATTTCATGTGTCCATGCTTGCATTGTGGTGCTTCTTGTGCCTCACCTGTGCCTACTATGTTTTGCACTAGATCTAAAGCTTTGTCTAGCGTTACTGGAGCATCTACTACCTTCATGTATTCATTGACAGGTGTAGTCCAATAGTCCTGCACATCTGCAACAGCAGGCTTGACAGGCTTTTGTGCTACTACCTTGCTCATCTCTTCGCGGCTAGGTCTTTTTCCCTTAGGAGCATAACCTGCATTTGCAAGTGCTCTGCCGATTGCCGAAGTCTCACAATTCTCCAATGCTGAAGTCTGATTGACACCTCTACTAGACACCGTCTCTTCAGCGTACCCTGTCGCCCAAGCAACGCCATCGCTAGCATCTTTGTATAGGTACGCTTTAACAATGTATCGAGAAGCCTCGACCACTTCCAACTCAGTTGCAATGCGAAACGAAGGGTAGTCCTTAATAAACTTTTCAAGTCGAACCTCCACTGGTTCATAGTCGGCTAAATTAAACATAAAGCTCGTTCTCCTCTGTGGCAAGTTGGCCTCCTAGGCTGGAATATGAGGCCATATCAACCCAGTTATCAATGTGCTGTGCTGATTGATTAGTTCTAGCCAGTTTAACTAACACCATGATCCCTGCCACTTGATAGTCGTGTATTGGTGTTTGCAAGTATGCACTTATCAGCATTGCTGTGTGCTGCAAGTTATCAGCAGGATGTCCATACTGAAGCCCACGATCTCTAATTGTGTCGGTGGCTGTTAGTAAAATTTCATCGGCTCTCACTTATCGGCCAAGCTGCGGCCTAGATTACGAGCCTTGTGCCAGCCTTCTCTACGACCATCCTTGAAGCCCTGTGAATACCATAAGACATTGGAAATCAAAAGCAATCCAATCATCCCTATAATTACTACTGAGTTGATCATTGTGTACCCATCTGCATCCAGAGCCCTCGTCTGGCTTACAAACTTAGCGTCTCATGCCTATCTGACAATGTCTAACACATTTAGGTAACGAAACGATAACGATTATCTCGGTCTGCCGTATGACTTTCCAGACACAATAAATGTGCCATCCTTCTCAATGTTAATAAGATCCACCTGCACCTTAGATCCATGCACATACATAATGGCGAAGGCTTGCTGCCAATTAGCCACGCCCTTTGTGTAAGCAGCTTGCTTAAAGTCCATGAGATTACCTATTTCAACACCATGCAGAACACGCCCTATACGGCCACCAGAGGCCTCTGAGAAGGCTGATCTGCCTGCTCTGTGGGTATGACCTGAGATGACATTCTTTCCATGCCTACGAGCCGCTTCTAGGGCTGATAAGCCCCCTTGTGGCTTGATGGGTGTGTGATCTCCATGCACTGCAATCCAGTTAGGCGCGATAGCCATAGGGTTCTTGTGAAAGGTAATGCCTAGTTCATCGAACTTCATAAACTTCTCAAAGCGTAGTTCTGGCAATGCACCAAAGGCAGGCACCTTAGCCATGATGATGTTATACAGACGATCTGTGTGATTGCTACGGATGCAATCTGTAACCCCTAGATCCCAGAGGAGCTGCACAGCCTCGTTACGATCATCATCTAGGGTCTGGGCATAACTACCCATGCGACCCTCTTCCCACTTGCTTATCTGGGGAAGGTCGATCTCATCGCCAATGGTTACTACTTGGTCTGGCTTAAACTTTGTGATGAAACTAGCTAAGTTACGAGTTGCAACCCGATCATGGTAAGGCACTTGAAGATCGGACACGACCACAATTCGCTTAATCGTCATCCTCATCTTCATAGTCACCAAAGCGTTCTGGCTCTATCGGATCAGGCAAAATCCATGCAGGATACGCTGATCGCTCTACGATAATGCCAAGCACAGTTTCTTCATCAAAGCCTGCACGCTTTAGAGATTGAGCGAACTCATACATCCCAATGCAGTAAGCATCAAGAGCTGAGTAATCTTGCTCAACTAGATTCTTAGTTGCTTTTCTTGCCATGACAAAATTATCTCTCTAAAAGTATGTTGTAGATCTCATCGACACGCTGATTTAGTCGCTTAATCTCTGAAAGCAGATGAGTAATGACATACCCTGCAAGCCCACCAATGATTAGCAAGGTGCTGATGTAAAGGCTAAAGAAATCTGTTTGGCTCACTTTTTAGGACTCGCATACCCGAATACTCCTGCAACGATGGCGCCTAGAATGTGGCGATAGTCGAGAGAGAAGTTAGATGTCGTTCCCCATACTGCAAGGAAGGCTCCGACTGCGATGACTACTGGATGCTTCATGTTCATTATTGTCCGCCTAACATAAATACTTGAAAAAAAGCCCCATCATTGTCAGCCTCTTTCTTAAAGCTGACATGCATGTGCTTAGTGTGTTTGTTAGCCCCTGTGTACTTGCGCCACTTCCAGTTAAGGGTCTTGGAGCAAATGTGTCCATCAAAGATGATGTAAGCAATACGATTGTCTGCTTTTGACTTTGATAAGGCACGAAGCTGATCTGCAAGATCGCCCATAATGTCTGGCTTTGATCCCTTGAATAAGTCACGATCGACATCGATGGCACGAACCCAGCCCTGCTCATCTGGATTATGATCAGACTTGCGAGCAGCGTGTCTGGTATTACCGATCCAACCATCCGATGTGCGGTCACGATCTGGGAACGAGTCATCTATCTGCTCTCGTAACTGAATCGCTGCGTGACTTAACTTAGGTTTCATCCAAGTAGGATTGCCGCTTCATCGGCTGTTAAACCTAAGCGATCAAGAATTGCTTTACGAGCAGTTGCCTTTGCTTCAGCTTTTGCTGCCTCTGCAGCTATTTGAGCATTTTGTTCGGCCTGTATTTTTTCTAATTCTGCAATTTCTGATTTAGTAAACTCTCTAACAATTACTTCACCAGTTAAAGCATCTGTAATTACTTCTGTATATTCCATTTAGTTACTCCCATACACATAGATTGTTCCAGCGCTCCAACTACCAGTTGAAGTAATAAAAGAAACTGACGAAATAACTGATGTTCCTGTATAAATTGAAGCTCCGTATTTTCTGCGGTTTCCTGATGTATTACCAGTAACACCAACAATTCTTGTTATTATTTTGTCAGTTGTGGAGTTTGCAGCCTCTATTGTTATAATTCCAGACATAACATCAGCTGCTGCATTTATGTATCCAAGATTTAACGAAGATGTTCCATTTAATCCTGTTTGTAAAATGGTGTGAACATTAGCATCATAACTGGCTGAATTAACATGGTCTGAAATGTGTTCACTATACTTATTGTTAGTGTCTGCATTAACTCTCATAGAAAATTGAGCAGGATCGCTATTTATTTTAATTCCAGATAAAACGATCATGAGTCTGTTGTAACCTGATAAACTTGAAATTGTCGTAGTTGAACCAGATGGGGTTGTTCCGCCTGTGTTGATTAAAGTCAAAGTTGTTGCAGGAGAGCCACCAGCCGCCCAAGTTGGAACGCCACCAGCTACAGTAAGGACTTGACCAGTTGAACCAATACCTAGTCGCGCAGGTGTAGATCCACTTGATGAATAGATCATGTCACCTGTGGTAGTCATTGGGTTAGTCATGCCAGTAGTGTCTACATTCGCCCAAGCACTGCCAGTATAATAAGTAGTTACGTTAGTGTCCTTTAGGTAAGCAAATTGGCCTTCAGCAGGTGCAGTTATAGCCGCATCTCTAGCTGCTGCCGATGCAAAGACAAGAATGCCTTGCATGAGATAGCCATTTACATCCGTTGCGCTTAAAACCTCACCTGTAGTGAAAGTCTTAAATCCTAATCCTGCTGCCATTTATACTCCTTAATAACTTAGAACACTAGTGTCTAGTATGCCATATAATGATGAATTTAAGATGAATCCATCGATGATCGGCTCTGCTGTGCCGAAGCGCACTTTCCACGAATTAGGCGTGATTGAGTGGGCAACATTAAAGACCTGCACTGTCTTAGATAAAGTAGTGCTGTTAGGTTGAGTCGTAGTAATACTGACTGGAGTAAAGAAATCCATTGTCAGAGCTGCAACAGTGCCAGCCGTGTAGTTATCCTGCTGAAGATTTAGGGTCAGTTCATCCACGCGGGTTGAAGTCTCTTTACGAGATGCAATAAAAGCCTGTGCGTAATCTAGAGCTTCTGCATCGGTCTGCATGAGGAGACCAGATTGGTTATAGCTGTGGGTAAAGTATTTAGCAATAGAGGCAGCATCGCTGGCAGTCTGGACTGTACCGCCTGTACGAGTAACAGTTGCTAGGTTATAAATCTGGGTGTCATCAAAGACCCACTTGACATCAAAGTAACTAATTCCTGTGCCATTGTCATTAAAGACTATAGGTGTGCCTGCGATTGTACCGACTGTGACATTGCGATCTTGGAAAGCGCATCGACCCTGTGCATCCATGTAGATAGCACCATACTCAGTAGTAGCAACAGTCTGCAAAGCTCCTAGTGCTGTGCGCTGTGTGGCTGGATCTGCCTGTACAGTCGTAAGCCCTGTGTCAATGTCGCGTAGAGCTAAAGGCCAGCCGATAGTGTCTAGGATCTTGCCAATGCGTGAGCCTGTGGTCTCACCTGCCGTAGCACCGACTACGCCAAAGAATTGTGCATTCTGGAAAAGTCTAAAGCCATCGACTGCTGTAACTGTCGTGTAGACAATGTCACCGTTGAACTTAGGTGTTGATGTGTTATAGCCCGTAATGTAGCCAGCGAAGATCGGATAAGTAGTACCGCTATAGGTGGCAGTAATGGTCATCTTACGCATAGGGCTTAAATAAGAAAAGTAGGGTGATGCTGGATTCTGGGTGTTGAAATCGCCATTCTCATCTAACAATCTAATTGAAGCTGTGCCAGTCTGGAAGACTTCTGCTGAAATCTGTCTGCCTCGATTAGTCTGCACTGAGTCAAGTAGGTTAGACACATCCACAATAAGGCTTGTAGGGCTATCTGAGAGGACATCAGCACCATCTAGGACTGATGAGTCAAGGATAAAGGGATAGCCAAATGAAGCCCCTGTGGAGAAGTCAATGACTACATTGATGACTGGTCTGGTCACAGTGCCCCAGCTTGGACAAGACTATCGCCTCTGCGATTTAACTTGATCAAAGAATCTTGGACTAGATTTACAAGCTCGTCAGGGTTCGCAATGGTGTTAGCGTAAATATTAACAATAGGAGTCTTAGATCCACCGCTGTTCATGGTAGGGCTGTAACCACCTAAGTCACCGACTGAATACTGATAAGCAACAAGGTCACGAAGATCCGATGCGTTCTGCATATCTAGTAAATCCGCAAAGGCATTGGCTCGAGCTGAGGCTGCATCTGCGTATTCAAGGATCGCATCGATAGATGCACCTGTTGTCGAGATAGGTGCTATGTAATCTCCTGCTGGGATTCCAGAGCCAAGACTGGAACTCTTAGGCACAGCGGCAGTAGATTGCATACCTGCCTTAGCAAGCAAGTCGATCATATCTTGAATCTTTTTTAGAGCAGCATCTAGGTTTTCTTGGTTGATTAGATCTACTGGCTTTAGGCTGTTAAGAATTGATTCAATGCTAAGCAAGGCAGCGTTCTGACCAGTCAGTGCATTGAGAGATTTTAGGTCGGCATTGAGTTTAGCCGTTGCATTGATGATGGCCTTTTCATCTTTAGAAGCAATAGCATCTTCTAACTCTGAGATTGAACGCTTGACATTGAGGCGAGCAGTATCGTTAGCGATCTGGAGAATCTGGGATTGGCTAGTTGCCTTGCCTAGTTGCTCAGCCTGAGAAGTAAGTGCTGCTGCAATCTGGATCTTTTCGATGTCAAAGATCTCTTCACCCTTGCCAAGTGCAAGGTTAGCCTTGTCGATTGCACCTTGTAGTTTCTTGGCTGTGTTTTGCTTATTAAGGAGAGCCAGTCTTTCTTTCTCACGCTTTAGTGCATCTTTTTCAAGTTTAGCCATCAACTCTTCTTGTTTTTTCTGAGTCAGAGTAAGCTTGGCTTCTTCCTTCTTTTGAGGAATTACGACATTTCTGCCGATCTGTGCTCCAGCAAAACCAGCAAAAATGTCTCTTGGAAGTTTCTTCAAATTCTGAATTAGTGTGGGGATAACTCCAACAGTTCTGCCTGCTTGACGCGAGACATTAGCAAGGGCAGTTGCGATACTCTCGATCACATAGGCTGCATCGGATGCGTCAGTACCTCCACCGACTAGAGCAAAGGCATCAACTAAACCGCCACCGATGATTTCTGCGGCATTAGATGTCGCAACGCTTAAAACATCAAACTTGTAAGCAGTAGTGTCTAAGTAATCTTCAGCTGCTCCTGCTGAACGCTTTAGAATAACTCCAAGAATTTCGTTAAATGACTTGGATGTAAGCTCTGCCCTAGTGAGCCCAGTATTGTATTTAGTCAGGCCTCGCGTAATGCCTACATAACCTTTGCCAAGATCCTCAGTAACAGTCGCTAGATCAACTCCTGATGCGCGACTAATTGTAATTGCATCATTTAGAAGTTTCTGGGATTGAGTCAATGATCCAGTCGTGGTTAATAAACCTTGAAAGGCAGGACGAAGAACATCGTCTGCAATAGCCGCTGACTTTTCTAAATTTGCAATGTATTCTGTAATTTGAGGATTAGCAAAGCCAATGCCCAAGTTTTCTACGGCCGTTGTTAATCGTCTTGCTGCTGCTTCATCTGCTGCAAAGGCTTTGACGGAAGCCTTGCCATAAGCAATGATGGCAGAAGTACCATAGGCAAGACCTACTGCACCTGCTAACTTTTTAACATTGCTAGTAAGTTTCTGTGTTGCTGTGTCTGCTTGCTTAAAAGCCTTATTTCCAGTGAACTCCGCTGCAATATCAATAACTACATTAGCCATGATTAGCCTCTCACTGTTGCTCGTTGATTAAGTTTAGTTGATGCTGTTGAAATGGCCTTTAGAACGCCTTCTCTAGCCTTGCCATTGTTTTCATCGTAAGCGCGATAAAGAACACGACCTTGCATGCGACCTTTGCCTTTAAGAGGTGCGCGTAACTTCCCATCTTGATTTAGAACAAATTGACTGTCTGGGCTCAATTTGCCCATTCTTTCGTAAATTGATCCTGCTCTACTTTTGTTAAAAACTTGTGCAAGAGCTCTAAATCCTCGGCGATTAGGTTTTGATGGAGATGTTTTATATCCAATGCCTGATTTTACAAGCGAAGGATTAAAGGTTGGAAATGTACCCTCAGACATTTGACGAGGTAACCATCCGCTTAATACTTCTCCGCGATCTGGCACATAACCTTTAGCCGATTTTGAGATCGGTGTAATGGCTGTCTTAATTTCTGTCTGAGTTGCTTTTGCTAAATCTGGAGTGAATTTACGCAAAGCCTTACGGAGTTCAACGCCGCCCTTTACGCTTGCTGGCATCGCTGGACTCCTTTGCTTCATCTTTGAGACCTTGAACTAGAGCATCTAGCATAGTCTTATCTAATTCTAACAAATGCTGTGGCGCGATTCCCAACCTAATGCTTAGCCTAGCAATTAGATAGGTGAATGGAAGATCGCGCTTTAAGCTAAAGGGTCGGAGTCAAGCACCTCAACACTTTTAAGTGTCTCAATGAACTCAATCCCAAAAGGCTTAACAGTTTCACCTGACCTGCGTGTTACTTCCCATGCTAACCAATAAACATCCGACTGCTTTTCCTCATCGCGGAAAGCCTTGTGGAAACCCTTTTTAGCGTACTGCTCAAACGAATACTCCACTGCTGGAGTGATCTCGCCTTCTAACACGCTTCCATCTGTACGAACGATCTTTAGTTTTGCCATGGTTTGCCCCTTTGTTAGTTTTTTAGAATGTGCCTGAAGTTGCTACTGCAACTGTTGAGTTAGCAGTAAATGTAATTGACTGTGTGCCAATGTCACCAACAGCTCCGTTGATGTCTGTTGTGTTATTAACAAGAATTGAAACTGTATAAAGAGGGTTAGTCGCTGAGACTGCTGTTCCCTTTGTTTGTAGGAATACAGCTGTGACTGTTGTTCCCCATGCAGCTTGTAATGTTGCCAATACATTTGCTGATGCTGTGTCGTTTAGGAAATCGATAGTTACAGTTGAAGCCTCTAGGCCCTTAACTGCCTTTCTTGAAGTATCTCCCATAGCTGTGACATCCAGCTCCTCAAATGAACGATTGATTGTTACTGATGTTACATGGTCTGAAAGATCAACAGAGTTAATCTTCACGCCCACATTGTTATTTAGAAATACAGCCATGAGATTATTCCTCTTCTTTCTTGGTTACTGGCTTAGGTGTTGATGGTGCAACCTGTCCGATCTTGATCAGAAAGGCCTCGTTCTCTTTTTCCCAATCGGACATAATTAACTCCAACTCGTAAGGATTGATACGGACATCTCACAGCTGAGTAGGTCACCCGAAGCAGCGTTGAGAATACTTGGTGCGCTGATTGCGCTTACATTATAGACCAGAGATGATGCTGCTAACTTAGCGAACACGCCACAGACAGTATCTTCAATGCCGTTTAGGTTGCCTTCATTATCAAATAAAGGCACAGTCATAATAATCTTAAAGTTAGCCATTGGGCTGATAGTGATGTGCTGGTTATTGCTAGGTGTCAGATAAGGATCATCTGGAGACACAATCACAGAGTTAGCAAGAACTGTGGCAGGTGGAAAAGCAAAGACTTGATATTTTGTATTATCTACTAAAGCTGTGGCTAAAGTAGTGCGGAGTGTTGTTATCGCTACTGGCGGCATTAGCCCACCATTGAGCGAGGGTCTAGCGCATGTGCAATCAATCCTCGCACCTTAGCGAGAAGCTGTGCGCTCATTCGGTAAGGGCTTGGCTGGAAATCGACAGCGTTACTGCCTGAAAGGGTGGCTGTACGCGCTTGCCAGATTTCAACAGATATCATAAGAGCTGCGTTTTGTATTGCTGTGTCAGTTGAATAATCCGTTGTTCCAAAAGCAACAGTTCCAAAAGGTTGGATAGAGTGCTTGCCTTGATCTGCGCCTGTAGCTGCGTATTCAATAGAATAATTATTTACACCTGTAATAGTTTTTGTGCCATTGTACGGACTGCCGTTTTTAGTAATAGTTACGCTTTGCCCTACATAATAATAATTAGTAACTTCTGTTTCAAAATAAAGTGTAGCCACATTGTTCGCTAAACTTTGATGCGTATTGTAAAGCTCATTTTGCCATAACATAGGCAATAGAACTACATCTGTAGCGTCACACACTTCCTGTAAAGTGGCATCTGAATACAATGTGCCTACGCCTAGTGTCGCGCGTAATTCTGCAATTGTTGTAAGTGCCATATTATTCCTTTCCAAAGACTCTAGGGAGTCAGAGGGCTACTGACCCCCTAGAGCGACTTAGTGTGTTGCTATCAGGTTAGGTTGAACCAGTTTGCGCCTGCTGCAAGCTTTGTAGCAAGTGCTCCCTGACCGAACAGTAGAATGTCCACAGTTCCGTCTGAGTTGATGTTTGTGCGTAGCTGCTGACGAGCAGACTCGTACCATGTGTAAGAATCTGGATTTACAACAAGCATTGAGTAATCGCCTGTTCCAGCTGGTGCAGATGATGTAATGTAACGAGATACGCGAAGGTCAAGACCTGCAACTGATCCTCTAACGCTAAGAGGTGAAAGTTCACCAGCGTTGTTTTGAGGATTTGCCGCAATGTAAATTGGGCGACCATTATCGTTATAGCTCATGATGTTTGCCCATTGCTGTGGGGTTACTACGATGTTGCGAGCAAAACCAAGTGATGCTGAATAAACAGCTGCCGCTGCACTTGATACATACTTTAGCAATCCATCGGCTGAGTTAGCCTGTGCTGTTGCGTTAAGAGTACCATCGTTACCAATTACTCCAGTTACATATTGCTCTGTGTCTTTTGCATAAGCAAATTCCATTTGGACAAGAAGTTCGTCTAGGAATGTAGGTGATGAATTTGTTAGAAGTTCTAGAGTTGTTATAGCACGACCCTTGAAAGACTTCTTTGTGACTGTGATGTATGATGCTTCAAGTTGTGACTCTGTAACTGCACCATTCTCATCAATCTGATCTACAATTGGAACTTCTGTTACCTTAGGCAATTCAAATGTTTTTCCAAATTCTGGCATTGTTCCAGAAGAAATTGAATCAATAACTGGACGATCTGCATTTGCCAAGAAGTTTAGAAGTTGTGTGCTTTGTGGTGTTGGGATAAATCCTGCACCTGTTGTCTGATCGTTGTCAGCAGCGCGTAGCCATTGACGAGATTCATCATCACCAAAGAGGTTAGCCTTTAATGTGTTTTCCAAGTAATTGCGCTTTGTTAGCTCAATTCTTGGCTTTGTGTAATAACTTGCTGTAACAGTAGGGCGAGCAGCCTCGACAGCCGCAGCTTCTACTGATGGTGTTGCTTCGACTGGTGTGGTATCTTCCACGACTGGAGTCTCGCTTTCTGTAGTTGGATTTTCTTCAACAGGGATAACTTCCTCTGCTGCTATCTCTAATACTTGAGCAGACTTAAAGGCTGGCTCCGAGACTAGAGAAACTTCTTTTAATTTAGCTGCTGTTACAAATGTGTAACCATCTCTAGATGGTTTGGACTCTGTAATTTCCGCCCCGATACTCAATCCTGCAACCAGCCCTTCGCTTGCCATAATCATGGCGTCTGTACCAGCTTGACTGCGACTTAACTTAAATGTCGCGTAAATGCCATCTTCTTTTTCTTCATAAGATGTCATGCGACCAACAGGCTTTGATGTGTCATGCTGTGCAAGCAATTTAATCTTTGTAGGATCTGCGATAGCAATAGATCCTGCTTCAAAAGCGTAAGAGCCAAGATTTGTCCTACCAATCTCGCTCATGCCGTAAGGCACAATCTTGCCAGAGATTTCTCTGCGTTCTTCTGAGCACTCAATCAATGATGCTTCGATGTATAGAGTTTCCATTAGCTGCCATTCCCGTTAGGTGAGAGATCTTCCATTTGCATTGCTTGTTCCGTTGTAATAAGACCAAGTGCAAGCATCTTCTCAAGAACAAGAAGTCTTTCCATTGGTTCTGTTCTTAAGAAATTATCGTCTAAACAAAATTTTACATAATGCCCAGCAGTGCTGACATCATCCATGCTAAGCCTTGACTCGATCGCGGATACATAAGGTTGCAAAGTTAGTGCGACCATCTGTTTTCTTTCGTCTTGGACATTGGCATAAGTCATTGTCGTGTTCATCGAAGCACTTACATAATAAGGATCTACTGAACACAATCTGGCGCACTCAGTGGCTAATCCCTGAATCGCATCTTGGTAAGCCATGTCTTTAGGACTAAATCCAGTAGTTTTATAATCTAAAGTAGAAGTAAGATAAGCAGTGCCGTTATTTTGACGAGCACGCTTCCAAGCAGCTAAAAGACCAGTTACTTCAGCAGGTGGAAGGTCAGCTCCAGAATTTTTTAAGAAGCCAGTCGCAGATGGCGTTTCCAATGCAATACTTGCTGCTCGTTGTGCATTAAGAGCTGCTCTTATAGTTGATGCGCCCACTGCTAAAATGCCTTCATCTTTTTGGAAAGTAATAAGAGATCCAAGACCCGACATAGGTACGGGCTTGCCATCAACATAATACTGTGTTACATAATTATTCATTGCATCTGTATTAAATGTAACGCGATTGTTAGCAACCCATTGTGCGTTAGCCATTCTGTTATCTTCAAGATAAGTCTCAGTAATGAGCCAGTAGCTGACTCCATACATCAATAACGAATCTAGCGTAAAATAAAGGGTCTCAAATCTTGGTTGCGATCTAGAAGGTTGCTCTATCCATCGCGGCGGAGCAACCATTTCTCCAGTAGATTTTTTGTAGTACTCAAGTGGGATGCTGGCAATAGTGCCACAAATCAAATCGCGACATCTTTTGATTGCAGGTACACCAAGAGCTT